CCGGGTGTCATTTCTCCCTCTCCCTCAACATGGCGTCTGCAATCATGTAAGCCTGCCTCGCGGTTGCATCAAAATAATTCCCCTGCGCCAGTGCTTGCATCGCCTTGGCTGCAAAGTAATCGCGCAGGGTCATGCCCATCGTAAAGTCATGATTTACATACCCTCTATCACTGACTTCTTTGTGCCAATCGTGTGCGTGTAATGGAAACGCTGGTCCACCTGTTTTCATATTCGCCCCCTTATGAACAACGAAGAATTTCAACATCAGGACCAACGACACAAGTCTTGTAAGACCCCTTACCCCAGTGCTCAGTGGCCCATGCAGTAACCGCCCCTTGAAGTGCTTTTGGCTCAAAGTCAAAGTTTTTGATAGCAACAACATCGCCAACTTTCATGTCTTTGATAAGCGGGTAATAAAACTTGTACATAGTTCCTGGTGGGTGCTTATAAATCTTGCTAGTCTTTTTGGGTTCGACTACAACAAGATCACCAAACTCATTGCCGTCCTGGTCAATAATCTTGTACTTAACACCTGATGCTTCAAGCAATTTGATGGCCTGTGCAACTGTGCGCTTTACAATTTCTGGCATGCTCATGCTGCTTTCCTCCGTGATTTGATGTGCTCGATCATTGATACAAGCTCTTCCATTTCCTCGACCAGGCGGTCATAGGCATTGAGTTGATAGCCATCAAGATCAGGCCACTCACTAGCCAAGGTGCGGTTCAGGTTGTTGGCCGTCTCGACCACATTGCACACCTGCATACGCAGATCGTATTTGTCAGATTCAATCAGTTTGATCATGGTGTCCTCCAAGGGGGCCAGGCCCCCAGTTGTTTATCGTTGGATTACAGCGTTGCGTGATGTGTCGCGCTTGACCTCACTGACGGTGTCAAACCCGCGTACGCCACAGTCAGTCTCGTCTGCGAAGTACCAGCCCTCGGCTAAGGTCACGATGATGCTGTTGCCTTCACTGCGCTCATCGTCGATGAATGCCACCCAAGGGCGGGTGGCCAGCAGGTTGTTGAGTGTCTTCATGCTGGCCTCTTAGCGGCTGGTAACTTTGACTGAGAAGACTGCGGTGGTCTTCTGGAACTTGGCGTAAGCCTCGGCACCGAAAGCCTTGATGAAGGCGTCTTTGTCAAACGTCGAGCGGTTGGACTCAAGGTAGGTGGCTTTGAAGAGTGAACCTTCGATGGACTTTGAGCCACCAGCAGAAGCGCTGTCTTTGATGGCGTCTTTGATTGCGTCAGCCTGCTTGGTCAGGTCTGCGATCTGGGCTAAGAGAGCACCGAGAGTGTCAACTGATGCTGCGGTGATGTTTGCGATGTCGTTTTGCATTTGGTTTGCTCCTGGGTTTGCTTACATAGCGAACTTGCTATGGAATGAATCTTAGGCTTGTTTAATCCACTTGTCAAAGCCTATCCAACCATTCATCCACCCAGGAGCTACCACTCATCCTACTGATAATTATTTTTGGCCTGCCAAAAGTTCAGTAAGGCCTCAAACATCTTCCAGCCACGCTCCACATCAGCCTTAGTCCACTCAAAGAGCGATACCAATCCTGAGTGGGTTGTGCTCACAAACACGTTGGCACAAGCCGCATCAGGCAAGATCAATCCCGATCGATAGGCCGCCAGTTGCATGAGGTGCTCATCAAACCCTTGCGGATCATCGTTAGGACCAAAGGCCTTGGTCTTGATGTCAATGACCGCTGCTTTGCAGTGAAGGTCACATTTGCCACCAAAGCCTTGGGGGTGTGAGAAGGACTTCTCACTGATCCAATCCTGCTTACCGTAGGCCTGATCAAGCACCTGCTTCACAGCGAGATAAGACTCATTCGGTGGACCACCCTCGAAGGCACTTTGAACCTTGGCATGGATTGCAGTCCCAAGATCTCGAGCTTCTGAGGCCTGCTCTTTGCTGTCCTTTAAGACTCGGTCGGCGTAGGCGTCCAGCGACTCATCATCACGCTTTGGAAGGGTCAGTGATGCCAGCAAGATCTGTTGCTGCTTCCAGGCCTCTAAACCGGGCTTGGCGGCCACATTGAGGATGGTGGTGACTGAAGGTACCAGGTTGTATTTGCGAGCGTCTCTGAGCGTTGTATTGCGCAGGTGGCCAGCATTGGATTTAACCTGGTACATCGGCTCGCCGGTACGGGTATACCAGTGTCCAGAATCGGAAGGGCGTTCTTTTATTTCCATACCTTCACCTTCACGATGCGTTGTGGTTTCCCTGATCTGCCAGGTTTACGTTGGCCTGTATCTTCAATGAACCCCTTATCAAGCAGTGCTCGAAACCTTGCGGTTATTGATGAGTAGGGTTTCGTTGGATTCAGCGCCAAGACATCATCTTGTGTGCAGCCATCGGCAAAGCGTTTGATCGTCTCGTAAACAAGCTTTTCAAGTTCACTGCTCTTAACTGCTTGGGCTGCCGCATGACTTGTATCAGGATCATCCTTTCGCACTAAGAGCTTGGGATCTGTGCCGAATTCAACAAGTTCTGGAAATTCAAGTTGTTTCATGGCTTGATACCGCCCGAATCTTGATGCCTGCTGCTAACAGGAACCCGTGCATTTCCATATCGTGAATGCGCTTCACAAAGACTCTTGCGCCATTGGGGGCCAGCAGGAAGTCATACTCGGCTGCAACGTCTTTTTGATCTGTTGGCGGGATTTCCTCAATTGAAGAGAAAATCTTTGCATTTTCAAGTTGTGCTTTGAGTTTGTCGTGCTTGCGCTTGAGCCAAGAATTTTTCATACCCATGCTGATACGCTCTCTTTGTTTCGCTGTCCTCTTCATGTTTTCTCCTAAAGCCAATGTCTTGACCAAAGTAAGGTGGTTGATTCCTTGCCGCCCATGTCAACGAGTTCGGCAGGGGTAAAAAGTTGGCCGCCAGGCCACACCCACACATGCTTCTTTGTGAAGTGCGGCACCAGCATGACGCCATTGACATACCAAATTGACACCCAAACCCGTTCAGCAAGCTTGTTCTCAACGGATTGGGCGGCAGCAGCCTTTTGGGTTAGCTGTTTTGTTTTCATGATCAGAAGGGGATCGAATCGTCATCATCAAACGGATCGACACGCGCAGGTTTTGCTATCTGCTGCCTGTTTTCCCATTCGGGTGACTGCATGATGATCTTCTTCAGGCCATCGGTCAGCGCATCAAACTCGTGCTGCTCAAAGTAACCAAAGCTGAAGTACACCTTCTTGTTGACCATTTCAGGCAGGCCAAGCTTCTTGAGTGCTGCAGGCACCGCGGTAACCGTATCGACGTTGGCAAAGGTCTTATCACCTTTAACTGCGTGAGTCACGGTCAACATACAGGGCGCACCGATGATGGTACGAAGGTCGAACCCTTTGAGTTCCTGGGCGGTGAATTCTCTGCCACGCCAGCTAATCAGTGTCTTGCGAAGCTTGGCCTTCTCAGCAAGCGATAAGGTGTAACGCTGGCTCAGGGATAGGGGCCTGCCGTCTTCCAGGGTCAAAGGCTGGCCATCAGCATCTTCGCCGTGTAACTCCCACATGATGCGGCATTGCCGGGCTTGTTTCTGCTCGCCAAGGTAGGTGTAACCCTGGGTGCCTAAATCGACCACGCCGTAGCAGATGGCCATATGAACCCCTGCCGGGGCTAGTTTGAATTCGCGGTCATTACCGCTATCAGAGATCAACATGATTTGCATCCTTTTTGAAAATGTTTCGTAAGCCAAGTTCAGCGGCGATCAGTCTCCAATCATTTGCATCGGCCTGGCCATCTCGTGCTCGAGTAAAGGCCTCTTCGACCATTTGCTCTCGTTCTTCCATTGCTTGTTGCCATTCAGAATTTTCCATAGGGTTTGCTCCGTGGTTTGCGAAGCCTAAAGTGTTTCATGTATCGAACACTCTGTCAACCTATTTATCTATGGGTTGCATCATGGCAAGCGTTCGATTATGCTAACGCCATGAACATTCGAGACCTTATTGAATCCGTTGGTGGCGTGCGATCAGCAGCCCGTCTGTTAGGGGTTGCACCGAGCACTGCGCACTACTACTGCAAGACCAATCGTGTACCGCTCAAGCGGCTTTTGATGCTGGCGTCAGTGTCCGAGATGCTCTCAAAGGGCAAGTACCAGTACGACCAGATCATCAAGGAGCACGGGTTATGAACTGCGATGATCGAATTAGGGGAAATTAATGGAAGGCATGCTTGGCTTTGCAGTTTCAGCTTGGGTAATCCTGGCTTGGCTTACTCATGTCATTGTCTCAATCCAGGGTGCTAAGTGGTTTTTGCTGATTGCTGGGGCTATCGTGTTCCCAGTGGGATGTGTCCACGGCACGGGTGTTTGGTTTGGGGTGTTTTGATGGACCGATACTTTGAAGTCAGAGCACTGGTTAAGGACGAGTCCTTGAGGATCAAGGACATCGTTAAGCAAACCGGCTATGACAAAGGCCATGTAAGCCGGCTGCGCAAAGCCTCGCGCATCGATAAGTTGATTGCAGACGCTGTGGCTGCCGAGCGTGAGGCTTGTGCAAGGTTGTGCGACCAGATGTTTCATGACTGGTGCAATCAAAAATTTGAAGACGAGGACGAGGCTTACAGAAACAAACCTGACGCTGAGGATTGCAAGAAAGCCATCCGCGCAAGGGGAAACACATGAACCGAGAAGAAATCATCCGCATGGCGCGGAAGGCTGGCATCGCCAAGCACGGGCTTGGTTGGACCTGCTGGGAAGGGCAGCTCGAACGCTTCGCCGAACTTGCTTTTGCCGCTGGCGCTGCTGCCGAGCGTGAGCGCATCTGCAAGGCGATCAAAGAGGAAGACGATTACTGCGTCACCGAAGGCGATTACATGCTGGATTCGAACGACTGCATCGCCGTGGCAAAAAGCGAGTGGGTTCGTCCCGACTACAGCGCAGGCGCCATACGAGCAAGGGGAAACACATGACAAACAACATCAAACCGTTCATCAAGGCTACAACCCCTGACAACTCTGATGTCATAGAGATGTTGGAGCAGTGGCTGGAAGACGCCAAGTCCGGGGAGGTCGTCACGGTGGCTATTGTCGGCAAGCGCGTAGGCGGCGAATGGCAGACCGGCATGAGCAGTAGTCAGAACCGCCTTGAGGACGCCGCAATGCTCATCGAGTTGGGTATGCGTCGGCTTGGTTTTAATCCGCAGAGGTGACATATGAACAAAGAAGACATCATCAAGATGGCGCGGGAGGCTGGCGGCTTGATATACGAGGTCGATTGGTGCTTTGAGATGGAGAACCTTGAACGCTTCTTCCAAGCCGCCTACGCCGCTGGCGCTGCTACTGAACGTGAGGCGTGTGCAAAGGTGTGTGAAGACATAGACACCGAATACGAAGGTCAAGATGTACTGGCAACTTGGTGCGCCACCGCCATACGAGCAAGGGGTCAGGCATGACTAAGACCGAGATCGAGATAGCCAAGACTGCTTATGCAATGGTCAAAAGCATCGGCAATCACATTGAACTTATTGAAGAGCAGCATGACAGTGACTTTGCCGAGCAGGTCTTCAACTCAGTAGCGCTCACCATGCTGACCAAGATCTGCCTAGGTATTGCTGAGCACAATGGTCATGCAGCCTTTGAAAGCTATTGGTCAGACGTTGATAGCAAGTTACGCGAGATGATCCAAACTTTTGCTTGCGAACCAACAAAACATTAAGTAAAGTCCACAGGGCATGGCTAGGTTAGCTACCGAAAAGGGGAT